CTCAGCTCCATCGCTCGGAATGCGGGCGATCTGGTCCGCGATGGCGTCCGAAAGAGGTTTGGTATCGCCCCGCAATTTAAGATCCAACCGCGCATCGAGGCGGTAGACGCCGGCGTCCGAAAGGAAGTAAATATACTGACCGGCCGTGGCGATGGACCGGCGGGCGCTGCAACCAACTTCATCCGTCAGCAAATCCAAACGCGAGACCAACCCGTCGCCGCTTGAGGGGTCGTAAGTCTGGTTCACGGTAGCCAGCCAGATGCTGTTGCGCATAAAGATAAGGAAGCTGCCCTCCACCCATGGATGCACCGCCACGATGTAGTCGTTGCTCCCTTTGTTGGCGCGAAAGCTGGACCAGAACGGATCGTATAAATCTGGGCTTAAAATATCGGAGAGCATCACTTGGTCGCGGCCATCCGGCAGGACGAGGCGGTTGCCGATATAGCTGGCCCACGGCACCGAGCGCATCCGGCGATACGTTGCGCCCTCGGACGGAACGCCGCCCGGCGCCTTGACAAAAGGCGTTGTAATGTCGCCGGTCCAATACATCGGCGGCTTGACCCTGCGCACCGTCTGCCCCGCACCGGCCGTCATGCCCACCGTGCCACTAGGCACCGTGATGGAGAAGCTGTCCGTGCTGACGCTGACGATGTCATATTCGTGGCCCGCAAAGGCCGCCACGGTGCCGCCCTCCAGTCGCACCCGCTGGCCGGGCGAGTAGCCGTGCGCCGTGCAGGACACCGTGGCCGTGGTGCCAGAGACGCCGATCCCGCCCGCCGTCAGTTCCTTCGGACCCCAGCCCGCCACATTCTGGTCCGCCTCCCGCAGCAGATACATCCGGTCAAATGCCTGCACCATCGAGACCTTGTCGGTCGGCTCAATGATCTCGCCCTCCGGAAACGGAAGAGGCTGCAAGTAATTGACCGCCTCCAACTCGTCGCCGATTTGATCCGTGATCGGATCGCTGGTGTGGTCGGTGATAAGACTAGTTGCTTCTCCAAGGCTATTCGTGTCGTCGTAGATGAAGGCGCCGGTGGACGTGGCCAGCAGAATATACTCCTTGTTGTTCAGCCCCGGCGAGCGGTAGGCGCCGCTGGCAAACACGCCATTCGGGTAATCCGCGAGCAGTTGCACGCCACTGGTTCCGATTGCCAGCGTGAAATCCAACACTGTCTCCGAGGTCTCAATCGGATCAAACCGGAACGGCAACGTAACCGGAAAGTCCCCCGGCAGAAGCTCATCCGCCAACCGCCGCGCCCCCTTGCGCGTCTTCGCCGTCCCGCGATCGAGGCGCATGTTCTCGCTCAACTGGAGCACGCCCGCCGGCAAGGCCACCGGATTCAATCGGCTGGCAAAGCCGACGAAACCTGCGTCTCCGTCGCGGACTGTTGGACTTTCGAGGGGCATTACAATCTCGTCAGCGTGTAGTATTGGCCATTGACAACAACCGATGCGCCAATATGTGTAGCCCCAGCAGATGTGTTATTGAGCGTTGCCGAAAACGTAACATCGGAGCCGCTGGCAGATGTTGACATTGTGACAATGCCGCCGCTTGACTTGACATTGCTTGACACAAGCGTTGCTGACGCCACGCCCACACTCCATTCAACGGCAAAGCGATAAAAGGCGTAGGTAGGGCCAACGCCGGAACAGAATCCGTTTAGAAACACATCAACGAATGCTGATGTCCACGGTTGACCCAAAATGTTAATCGCAGGCGAGCCAAACGAATAGTCGATCTTAAAAAGATTGACCGTTGCGCTGACAGGAAGGTTGAATTTTCGTATCGCATAGCGACTTTGATAAACCTCTATATCGTCAACTTGGTAATCAAAGCAGTCGTCCAAAATATGTTCAATTCCGCCCAAATTATTGCCAACAAGGCGAAAGTCCCTCATCCGAAGAAAGTGACACGCCTTGGTGCTTTCAGCGTCAAATTGGCACGCCACGACAGCGATACGTTCTCGGTATTCTAATCCAAAAGTAGGCCCGTTAATGTAGACGCCAGCGTCACAAAATGAAAAATCGCATCCGAAGATAAGCTGGTCGCCCACACCCTGCGTTCCGTCGCCCATCGCAATGCCGTAAGTATTTGCGGCAATGTGCAAGTTTGAGAACGTATGGTGCGCACCGGGTCCGGCAAGAAAACGAATTCCATAATCAGGATAGTGGCCAAGCGCATTGGCCGTCATGTGCCAGTTGTTGAACGTAATGTAGCCTACCGGCGCAACATTATATGATGGCGGATACGAGATCGTTGTTTTTGCGTCACACTGCCAACAAGTATTGACCCCGATAAACCGCAAGCACTCAAATTTCCAATGGGCGAACCATGCGGCGGTAGATGACTTTACGCGAATGCCAATGTTGGAAGTTCTGGTTCCCGTGATTTCAGCCTTAAAGCCAAGGTTTGAAATGACTCCATTGTTCATCGTAGATGCGTTGTCCAATTCAAGCATCGTGATGTTTGCTGTTGTAAAAATTGTGGACGCGGAATCTCCGTCGCCAAACAGCGAGACGCCGGAGCCAGAAATGACCAGCGCTTGACTGATCTTGTAGGTGCCGCTTGGAAAATAGACAGCCTTGCCGCCACTGCCATTGACAGCCGCCTGAATCGCAGCAGTGTCGTCAGCCACCCCATCGCCAATCGCACCAAAATCTTTGACGTTGACGCTGTCACCGAATCTTGACCCAAGTGGGCGAGCCGTAGTTGTGCTTGTCGCCGTCACCGGCGCGTTGTTCATCAACTCTGCCGCCGTGGCGCGTTTGGTGATGCCGCCTTGCTGGATGATGAGTTCGTCGGCGGCGTTGACGGTTGTGGCGTCGGTTAGTTGGGGAATTGTTTTGGCCATAAGGAGAAGTGGTTAGTGACGTGTGACGAGTGACGGGTTAGTTGAGCGCGGCTTTTAGCCGGGACTTAAAGCGGGCGGCGTCGCCGGGGGAGATGTCGGTTTTGCGGGTTGGGGCGACTTGTTGGTGGGTGAGGATGAGGTTCATCGGGATGTTCCACTTCTTCATCCGAGGGACCAGGTATTCGAGGGCGCTGTTCATCGCGGCTTCGCCGAGGGGGTCTTCGTAGGTGTTGCCTTCCCAGGCGACGCCGAGGGACCAGCTATTGAGGTCGGGGCGGCCGTGCCAGTTGCTGCGGCCGGCGTGCCAGCAGCGGTCGGTGTCGCTTCCGAAGACGGTGCGGCGGCCGTCGCGGGCGATGAGGACGTGGTAGCTCACTTTAGCGGCGGGGTTGGTGATCCAGGCGCAGCTGCCGTGGTAGCTGCCGTCGCTGTGATGCAGGACAATGGCTTCCGGTTTGATGCGGTGGGCTTGTTTGTTCGGCGTGCTGAGCCGGCGTTCGTCGTAGGTCGTCAGCGGTGGCTCGACGGTGAAGCTCGGCCTGGATGCGGAGACATAACTCGGCAAGGCCGGCGCTGGGGTAGCGTCGGATTTCTTGCCAAAGATTCTCTTGAGCCAGGTCCACATGGGTTACTTCGCGTAGCCTTTGGTCGGGGGATTGACGGTGACGGTGGCTTGTTGCTTGAGGAAGTCGTAGCCGACGGTGACGCAGCTGGTCATCGACAGGGCGATGACGGCTAGGGCTGAGACTTGGAGGCAGCGGCGGGTCCGGAGGCCCCGCCCTACCTGGTCGGCTTGCGGTTTCATCCTTTGTTTTACAGGCGGGCGGTGCCGTCTTTTGCTACCACTAATCCCCAGGCAGCCATGAGGCTGGCGGCGATGAGGCCGATGTCGGGGATGGTGCCGGTGGCGAGGAATTCCTTGGCGCCGGTCGCCAGGGCGATGAGGGCGGTCAAAATTCCGATGGTCGTTGTTTTCCAGTTGCGCATATTATTTGTCTTTCTGTTGCTTTTTGCGGAGGTCGTGGAGGACCGAAATTAAAGTGACGATGCCGACCGCGAGACCGACACAAAGACCGGCGACTCGGAGGGTTGTTTCAAGGTGTGGCAACATGCTGAAGACGCTTGAACCAATGCTGGTCACGGTGCCGATCACGCCCTTCTCGGTCGTTGTGAAATGGTGATGGAAGTGCGTGATGCTCATAGCTCTTAGTCTTTTGGTCTTTTAGGCTCTTAGTCTCTGCCTACTTCCGGTAGGCGATGACGGACCCGGCGTGCAATTTGATGGCGGTGAAGATGCCGTCGATCGTGGTGCCGGATGGGATGGCGGTGGCGCTGCCACTTGTTACGTTGGCGATGCCGGTGCTGTT